TTCCCCTGGTCGCGGAGCTTCTCGCGCTTCTTCCCGTCGGTGACGACGGTGCGGTCCCCGTTCGGGGCGGACATCGGCCCGGGCATCAGCGGACCGCCACGGTGGAGAACAGGACGACGCCGACCACGAGGACGGCGATGAACGCCGCTCCCCACAGTTCGTCCTCGAGCCGCTCGAGCGCAGCGCGAGTGCCCGGCTTCATCAGCCGAACACCGGCTTACACTGCTCAGCACGGTTCGAACTCGGGCAGAAGTGCCCGGAGTAGGGATTGCCGCTCGTCTTGGAGACGCCGCTCTTGTAGACCATCGCGCCGTGACGGCACGTCGGACCGCCCGCCTGCGCCTGCTGCGCCTGCTGCGCCCACCCGGGGGGCGGACCCTGCTGCGCGTTCTGCTGCTCGTGCTGGGCGAAGCCGCCCGGGGTCACGTTTCCCTGGCCCGGCTGACCCCAGCCACCCGCGGGCTGACCGAGCTGCTGCGCCGAAGGAGCGGCGATGTGGGAGGTGGCGTACGCCGCCTTCAGGGTGCCGTCGAGCGCCGCCAGGACGGGCGCGAGGGACTCGAGCGCCTCGATCTCCCGGCCGAGCTCGTCGGGGTTCGTGGCGTACAGGTTGATCAGGGCATCCCCGGCCTTGAGGTTGACCTGGAACTTCGTGTCGGACGGTGCGGCCACAGCCGGTACTCCTTGTGTCAGGTTGCGTTGGGTGCGAACTCGTGAGCGGCGAAGCCGCCCTTGGCGAAGCAGGCGTAGGCGAAGCCGCAGACGCCGCAGAGGGTCGAGGCCGGGTTCGCCACGTAGGCGCCCGTCTCGCGCGCAGTCTTGAACGGTGCGACGATCCGCGCCAGGTAGTCAGGGGTGTAGAGGTCGAGCGGGGTGGGCACCGTGTGCTCGCCCTTGCGTGCCATCCAGTAGCAGCCGGCGTCGATCTTGATGCCGAGCGTGTCCTCGAGCAGCACCTTGTACCAGCCGAGCTGCGACAGGTCGGACGGTGCGCGGCTGCCGGTCTTGATGTCCGTCACGATCGTGCGCCCTTCGGGGTCCACGAACACGCGGTCGATGTAGGCGAGGATCGGCAGTCCGCCGTACTCGCCCTGAACCTTCAGCTCGATGGCCGGCACACCCTCGCTCGTTGTGAGCAGTTGCCATCCGACCTCGCGCCGCCACTTGATGTAGCGGTACACCATGAGCGGACCGTTCTCGAGCCACCATTCCTTGTCCTGCCCTTTGGAGGCACGGAAAGGGAGATCGGCGGTGGTCCTATCAGCGAGAGCCTGCTCGAGCGCGTGCTCGAACATCGAGGGGATGTCGTCCTCTAAGCCCTCGGTGTCATCGACAAGATCCGCGAGGTCGAACGCCTCAGTCACAGCGTGGACGGCGGTGCCACCCGAGCTCCACCACGCACCCTGCTCCGGGGCGTGGGCGACCTTGTTGAGGCGGTACTTCTCACCGCAGGAGGTGAAGGACGAGACGGCCGAGTAGGAGGTGTGCTTGGGCCGGGGCTTGATGTCGATGTCCTGCTCGGTGCCCATCGTGTCCTCCGTCTAGGTGAGAGCCGCTGTCCTCGCGTCCTCGGTGATGAAAGCAACATAGCAGTCGTACGTGGGCAGGGTCACGCCGTCATTGTCAACGGGTGTCGCCCGAATGGAGTAGCCGGTCTTGGGGCAGCGGGATTGCTTTCGCGCGCGCTCGCGCGTTCCTTGGGTAGAAGATTCCCTTGGTATATATGAAGAAAGGGCGAGCCTAGGTCGGCTCGCCCTAACTACTTCTTCTTCTTGTTTCTCTAGTCTAACGCGCGAGGCGCGTTGATCAATCCGTGATTTCGTCCAGCCGCCAGGTCGCCTTGCGTGTTGGGTTGATGTTGCTTTACGCTCCCTACAGGAAAGCAACTTCGCACTCTGACCAAGGGGAGCACGCCATGCCTGACATCGACCTGGACGCCATCGAAGCCCGCGCCAACGCCGCCACCGAGGGGCCGTGGGTCGTCAAGCACGAGCCCGCATGGGAGGCCGACGACGTCCAGCACCCGGATGTCATCACCGTCGGCGCTCAGATGTGGGAGGGCGACGACGAGCCAATGACCGTCTGCCTCGTGTCGACCGACCACGAGGACGACCCGGTCGACGTGCTGGGCGACGCCGAGTTCATCGCCCATGCCCGCACCGATGTCCCCGCCCTCGTCGCCCTCGTGCGCGCGAAGCAGTCGTGGATCGACGGCGCGAAGGTCGACATGGACGCACTGGAGGAGGCCGCCGCCAAGGCGACCACGTGGCACATGGAGGCGCTGGACGACCTCGCGGCCTGCGTGGCCGAGCGTGACGAGGCCCGCGAGCGCAACGCTGACCCTTACCACGACCTCCGCGACGCCGTGCTGGCGCTGTGCGACGCGCCGGACGGCGCATTCATGGCGGCCTATGTGCTGGTGCCTCGTATTCGCGAGGTCGTCGCCCGCGTGGAGCAGAGGGGCGAGTCGTGACGACGAAGCGTGAGCGGCTTCGCCCCGAAGGCTCACCGGCCCTCGGCGCGACATACCGCGACTGGCGCGACTTCACCGACCGCGTCGCTCGCCCGCTGGTCGAGAACGACGGCGACGACGACCGGATCGAGAAGTGGCACCGCGTCCTAATGATGGAGGCCGACGACTACTACCTCGCCGTCGCTCTCGTCATGGCCGACAACCGCATCCGCGAGTTGGAGGCCGTCGCCCGCGTGGAGAGGGGCGAGTCGTCTGGGCCGAACCCCGCGGACGACCGTCGCTGGTATCGCGCCACCGCGGAGAGGGGCGAGTGATGCGGAAGAAGGTGGGCCTCAACGAGGCCGGCAACGAGTACCTCGGCCACCTCGAGGCTCGAGCGTTCGACCCCGAGACGGTTCGGAACCGCACCATCACGCTGAAGCAGCTCCGGCAAGACATCGCCGGAGAGGGCGACATCCTGCTCGAGAACATCACCAGCAAGCATGTGGACCGCTGGCGTGCCGCCCACCCGTGGGCGCCCACCACCGCGAACCGGAAGGTCGCGGAGGTCCGGGCCTTCTTCGACTGGTGCCGTGCCCGCGGCTACATGAACGTGAACCAGGATCCGTTCCTCGGCTGGCGGAACGAGCGCGTGCCGCAGGCGTCCCGTCTCCGCATCCCCGTGGACGCGTGGGACGACGTGCTCGACGCCGCCCCCCACCCGCTCGAGCGCGCCATCCTGGCGTGCGGCCTGTTCCTCATGGCCCGCTCCTCCGAGCTCTCCACCATCCAGATCAAGCACCTCGACCTCGACGCCTCCGAGGTGGAGGTGTACCGGCACAAGGTGCGCCGGTACGACACCCTGCCCATCTGCTCCGAGCTCGACGCCGAGTTGCGCCGCTGGCTCACGTGGTACTCCGAGCGGTGCTCGATCACCCCGGACTCGTACCTCCTGCCGAACCGGGTCCGCGGTCACACGATCCGCGACCCCAAGACCGGCCGGCTGGTGCGCCTGGACTCCGACGCCCCGATCGACCCGTCGCAGCCGATCCAGCGTCCGCACCGTCACGTCCAGATGGCGCTCCGGGCGAAGGGGTACGACATCGCCGGGGAGGGCGGGCACACGCTGCGCCGCTCTGCGGCCCGCGCCCTGTACGACGAGCTCGTGGAGGAGCGCGGCTACGACGGTGCTCTCCGCCGCGTCCAGACGATGCTCGACCACAAGCACTCCATGACGACGGAGCTGTACCTCGGGCTGGACGTGGACAAGGTGGCCCGGAACAAGGCGCTCCGCGGCAAGCCGATGTTCACTCGCCGCCAGGTGGGGACCGGCGGTAACGTGGTGCCCTTCACCAGGAGGGATGGCACCGATGGCTGAGAGGCTCACGCTCGTGGTGTGCTGGGAGTGCGGGGCGGTAATCGCACCGAAGCCCTAGAACGCCCGTAGAGACGACGAAGCCCCGCCTGGTACATAGTGACCAGCGCGGGGCGTTCGCCGCTCTATGCCCGGTTCTCGGCCCGGGACCGGGGTGTTCTAGGGGATCAGGGACGGGTCGATCTCGGGAGCCTCGTGCTCCCCGACGCCGGCATCGGCGCCGGCCTCGAGCGGATCGGTCCAGAGAGCCGCCTCCGTCTTGGCGTTCTCCTTCCGCTGGACGACCTCGCCACCGAACAGGGCCAGGACAGCGGCCACGAGGCCGAGCCACGCCTCCTGCGGAAGGGCGACGCCGTACGCCGCCAGCAGGACGAACAGGGCCGTGACTGCCGCGAACACGCGCGCAGGGTTAGCCTTCAGGAAGTCGAGCATGGGGATCTCCTACTTGGGGACGAAGCCGAGCTGCTTGATCAGGCTCGGGCCGGGGATGGACAGGTCGCCCCGGACCCACGCGGGTCCGAGACGCTTCCCGAGAGCGAGGTACACGGCACGCGTCAGCGCGACCGTCTCGCTCCGGTAGAGGCCCGTCGCACCCGACGGGTTGATCTTCTTCACGTTCACCCCGAGCTTGCCCGCGAGCGCGCGCAGGGCCGTCTGATACGCCTTCACGTCCGCCGACCGGGCCGTGCCCGGCTTCAGCAGCGCGAGGTGGAGGATCTTCTCCACCACGTGAGGCACCGGGGCGGGCCGCTGGACCGGAGGCTTCGGCGCAGGAGCGGGCGCCGGCACCGGCTTGGGTGCTGGCTTCACCGCCAGGTAGGCAGCGATCAGGGACCGCCAGTACGACAGCGGCTGAAGCACGTCGGTCTTGCGACCCGGAGCCCAATCGCGGTGACGGATCACCGCGGACTCGTCCTTGCCCAGCAGCTTCACGAGCGCCGCCGACAGGCGGGCAGCCGCCTGAACCTGCGCCGGGGTGAACCCGTCCACGTCGTCCGGCCCCGCCGTCACCGATGGGTTGGTGCCCTTCGACTCGATCTCGATGCCGTACAGGTAACGGTTGCCGAGATCCTTCGGGATGCTCACCCCGCCCACCTTCATCGGGCCACCGGCCCCAGCGTGGTAGCAGCCCAGCGCGTAGATCACGTGGACCGTGCCGTCACGGCCGACGAGGAAGTGACACGCACGCACCGGGGCGTACTCGTTGTGGAGCACCCAGCGCAGCGACGGGGTGTTTCCCTTCGCGCCACCGTTCGCCGTGTGGTGGAGCACCACCCCGGCCGGCTTCCAGCCCGACCCGTACTTGCCGATCGCAGGGTTGCCCCAACCGTCCTCGAGCACGTACTTCACACCCGACGCCTTCACAGCGTCGAGCACCTGGCTCGCGGTCGGACTCACATCGCCCTCCGGGTACGTGTCTTGTTGCCTTCGAGGAGCGCAAGCAGCGTCTCGAGCTGACCCTCGATCCGCGCCACGCGCTCGTTCGTGTCCCCGGCTACCGCGAGGGTCTCCTCGCGCACCGCGTCGATCTTCTTGTCCAGAGCCGTCAACTTGCCCGCAGCAGGAGAGAGCCCGCGCTCGAGCTCGGCCATGCGCTCCCACCCCAAGAACCGGCAGGCTTGCTTCCAAGCCCAGCGCAGAACCGCGCCCACACCTACTAGGGCACCAGCCACCGCTCCCACCCGAGCGATCTCGCCATCGGGGAACTCCATCAGTCCACCGCCACGAGCGTCACCAGCAGGACGCCACCGGGCTGCGCCCGACCGGGCCGCTGCTCCGGCGTCTCCTGGGAGACGAACTGAACCTTGTCGATCCGCACCAGGCGGGACTCCCCGGTGCCGAAGTCCTGGAACACCACGACCGCGCCCTTGCGCTCCGCGGCCTCGAGCGCCGTCACGCGGGGCCACACGTCCCGCTCCACCGTGCGCCGGCCGACCGGCCCCTCCCGCATCTGGCACAGCAGCGCCAGCCGGATGTTCCGCTGCCGCACACCCGACGGCTGCCCCAGCACCTGATAGCCGGTGAACGTCGGAGACACGGTGGCCGACCCCTGCGTCAGCGTGAACCGGAACGACACGTGCGCGTGCGGCTCACCGTCCGTCGCATCCACGTTGATCTGCCGGATGCTCGCCGTGTTCCACGTGTAGATGTCCGTCAGGGTGGCGTCCTCGCCACGCCACGACGCCTTGATCTGCCCAGCACCCGGAAGGTCGTTCGCCTTCAGGAACTGGAACAGCTTGTCCTCCCACGTGTCGAACCGGATCTTGCCCGTCTCGAGCCACCCGGAGGTCACGAGATCGGTGGCGTGCTCCACGATCAGGGAGTTGTTCGACGTGAGGAACGCCGTCCGCCCCGACTGCCCGATCGGCGCGAGCCCGACGACGGAGTTGCCCGACGGGGACTCGAGGTCGGGAGCCCACGGGAACAGCAGCGCGTTCGAGTCCACCGGGGTCGAGAGGTCGAGGCGGTACAGCGCCGACGTGCCCGTGCCGGTGGGGAAGTGACCGCCCGCCCACACGAACCGGCGACGCACCGCGAGGGCGTACACCGGGCCGTCCGACTCGATCGACAGCGGGCCGATCGTGAGCCCACCGCCCTCGCTGATCAGGCACACGCGGACGCCGAGGTTGGTGCCGAGCACGACGTACGTGCCCATGTAGGAGATCATCGACAGGACGACCTCGCCGCGCGGCAGCTCGGCCACGACGTACGGGACCGCCAGCGTCGGCGCCGCCCCGGCGCTCGCCGTCTCGAGGGTGGTGGCGTAGATCGTGGACGTGTCGCCCACGTAGCCCGAGAGGTAGATCGCGTCCGGCCCAGCGGCCACACCCGTCCACTTCCACGAGGAAGTCGGGTGCGTGAACAGCGGAGTCGGCATCGCGGCCGGAGGCGAAGCCACCGGCACCGGGCACTCGTACACCTTCTCGTTCGCGCACACGATCAGGCGGTCCTTCACCCACCCGAACGTCGAGCGCGTGATCGACGCGGGGAACGTGTACCACTTGGTGCCGCCGCCAGCCGGCAGCGCACCCGAGTAGACCCCGGCATCGCACGACACGAAGTAGGTGCCGCCGTTGACCGCGAGGTCGTACACCGTGGTCGAGCCACCCCACGTGACGGTCGCCACGTTGCCGTCCGAGGCGCGGAACTTCTTGATGGCCGTGCCGTCGGAGAACAGCACGCCCTCCTCGCCACCCGCCGAGTACGACGCGATCTGCGCCGTCGCCGTGATGGCGGCACCCTGCGTACACTTCCGCAGCAGATTCACCTGACCGGGGGTCCACACGTCCACACCGCGGGAAGCCTGGAAGCGGTACTGCTGCGTGCGCTGACGCCCGTACGCCACGACCTCACCCGCGGGGTCGTAGAAGTTGAGCCCGGCACCGAGGTGGAACGACGCCTGCGACCGGCGCCACCAGTCGTTCAGCGACTGCTCACCCGGCTCCGTCGAGGTGTCGAGCTGCTCACGCCGCCAGTCGCTCGTCTCCCGGACGTACGGCGTGTCCGCCGACGCAGCCGAGAAGTAGGGCACCCCGTCGATGGCGTAGTCATACGCCACGTTGGACTGCGTGTAGGTCGGACGGGTCACGGCTGATACCTCACGCGAACGTCGTGATCCTGGCGGAGCCGCTCCGCGGCCTGCTCCATGCGGAGCTCGAACATCTGCGCGTACTGCTTGGCGATCTGGACACCGGACCCGATCGGCACCTGGCCGTTGATCAGGCGCTGCTCCGCCGTGCGCGTCCCGACCGTGCCGGCGTCGAGGTGCTGGATCAGGCGCCAGCAGGCGCCGATCACGACGATCTCCTCGCACCAGTCCGGCAGCCCCGTCACCGTGGTGAACTCGTCGGTGAGGTTCGACAGCGCCGCGGGCTCGGCCTGGTAGGTCACCTGGACGGTGCGACCGGGCAGCGCGTCCACGATCTCGAGGGCACGGCCGGACGCCGTGACCGACGGGGCGTTGCGGTCGAAGTCCCAGCGGCGCACGTTCTCCCACGAACGTGTCGGACCCGGCACCGACCACGACACGTCGAGCACCTCGGCCACGTCAGCCGGAAGGTCGTACCGGATCCGCGCAGCCTGACAGGTGAACTCGGTGGACTTGATGGCGTACACCCGCGGGTACATCGCCTTCAGCGTGTTGTTGATCGCACGCGTCACAGCGATGCGGGGGAACCGCGGGTTGTTCCGCACGAGGGTGCCCGCCGGCCACGCCGTCGCCGTCGTGCCACGCCACCCACGCAGCACGCCCGTGGCGATGCCCGTTGTCTTGTCGATCGCCTGGACGTACACGAGCTCGTCCCCGACCTCGAGGATGCCGGGGGAGAACCCGGACCCGTCGGGGAACACCGCCCCGTCGATCGTGAACGTGAGGTCGCCGGACGCGATGGACGCGTGGAGCGTGCCGAACACGTCCTGATCCTCGATGTACCCCTCGAGGTCGAGGAGCACCTCCTCGATCAGAGCACCGAGCTGGCTCATTCCGTCACACTCCCTGAACGACGAGATCCCATAGGGATGCGTCCTGTGCGTAGAGGTCGAACTTGAGGGTGTAGTTCGTCTCGATGCCGGTGGATGCCCAGCCCGCCCCGTACCGGAACCGGCCGATCGCGGAGATCACGCCCGTCTTGGTCGTGCCGGCGCGGGGGATGATCGCGCCGAAGTAGCCCGCCACCAGCAGCCAGTACGTCCCGGCCGCGAGCGACACCGGGGACGAGAACGTGACGACCTCCGGTGAGCCCGGAGCGGCACCCGTCACGAGGGTGCCGACCGCCAGGTCCGAACCGCCGATGCTCGAGCGCAGGTACACCGACGTGCCTGCCGCGATCGTGCCGCTGTTGGCGTACAGCTTCACCTTCGTGAACGTCTTGGTCGCGTTGGTGGTGAACTCCTGCCCCGTCGGGGTGGAGCCAGCGTTCACGTCCGTGCCGGTGAACGAACCGACCACCGACGACGTGATACCCGGGGCCGTCCCCGTGTGCGCCGTGTTCGCGCACCACAGCGCCTTCGCGTAGGCCACGAGGTCGCCCACGGCGTACGCCGTTGCGATGCTCCACGTGCCCTTGTACGGCGACGTGCCGCCCCCGCCACCTCCGCCGCCACCAGCGTGCGTGTGCCCCTCGAGCGCGTAGCGCAGGAGCCCCTTCCGCTTGACGACCATCAGACCGGGCTCGCCGCCGAGAAGGCGGTGCCGCTCATGTTCGACAGCTCGACCGCCGCACGGATGTCCCGCGTCCTGGTCGAGGCAGGCTCGATGCCCTGCGCCCGCGCGTCACGGTACGACTGGAGCTCGGCATCCCACTTCCGCTGCTTCGTGGCGTCACCGCCACCAATGCCGCAGTACGCGACCCGCATGTTCGCAGCCCGGGCACACTCGCCCCACGACGCGTGATCCTGCGTCGGGCAACCCGTCCGGCACGCCATGCTGACCTCCTCGTTCGCCACGGACCCACCGTGGCTACTAGGGGTCTAGGCAGGGGCGAGGCCGATCAGGGGGTGACCTCCTCGAGGAACTCGAGCCCGCCGGCAGCGGCGATCTTCGTGGCCTCCTGCGCCGTGATCAGCCACTCCTGCCCGCCCGGGTACACCGTCACGGTCGGGTCGGTGGCGAGGCTGGCCTCCCAGCCGCCCATCGTGGAGTAGGCGCTCGAGGCGTCCGTCACCCACGTGAGCCCGGCCCACGTGTGAGCCCACGCCCCGAACAGGCGCGGCCGGATGCCCGGCACCTTCAGCCTCGAGAACAGCCGGTAGCGCCACCCGCCCAGCGGCGGGTACGTCGGCGTCGTCGGGGTGACGACGTGCGTGCTCGGGTTCCAGATCCCCACGTACACCGACGAGAGGTTGAGGTTCCACCACGTGAGGTCCGCGAGCTTGTAGACCCACACCACGTCCCCGGCGTAGATCACCATGAGGGTGTCGCCGTCGATGCGGAGAGTGATCGGCCCGTTCACCGGGCCACCCGGCAGGGGGCCGGTCGTCCCGACCGTGTTGCCCGCACCGTCCGTCACCTTGATGCCACCCGTAGACGGATCCGGCTGCGCCACCACCGTGTGCGTGCCATCCGTGATCGCCGGGGTGTCGCCCGTCACACTCGTGGTGCCCGGGGTGTAGGTGTCCATCGACACGTCGAACCCGAGCTTGATGGCGAAGCCGATCTCCGCCGACACGTCGGTGCCCGGCACATCGAGGTACTGGAAGTCCGTCGTGCCGTACCGGTCGTACCCCACCGGGTCCGACGCCTGGCGGAACCGGATCTTGGTCGGGTTGGTCGGCATCATGGAGCCCGGGTAGCGCGCTGGCGAGGTGTAGAGCGTCCCCGGGTTGACGTACGACGGGGCCGCGAAGCCGCCCGACTGCCAGTCCGTCCAGTTCCACGCCGCCGGGTTCTGCCCGGTGTGAACCTCGATCCAGTGGCCACGATCATCGAGGAAGTCCACCGCGACCGTGACGGCCGGCGGCGACCCGCCACCCGGCTTGCGCCGCACCTCGCACCCGAAGGCCGGGAGCCGGTTGCCGTCGATCGTCGTCCAGAAGTCCTGAAGCGACACCGACAGGCGGAACTCGATGCCCGAGCCGCCGCCCCAATCGATCAGCCCCTGCGCCACGATCGTGCCGACCGGCTTCGTGTGCGGACCCCACGGGAGCGACGGGTCCAGGCGGAAGCCGTCCGACGTGGAGACGCCGAGCGACGACCGCTCGTGGTGCCCACGCAGCGCGATGCGCCGAGCCGTCGGGTACGGCGTCGTCGCCACCCAGGTGGACGACCAGTCCGAGCCCGTCACCGCGTCCGACGGGAAGGAGTGAACCTTCGACACCAGCTCGACGGTGCCGAGCAGCGCCATCTGCGCGCCACCGAACACGTCCACCAGGATCTTGTGGGTGTCGTTCCTCGAGCCACCCGAACCCTCCACCACGGCCGGGACCGTGACGGACGCCGAGTAGACCGTCAGCGCCTCGACATCGGCATCGACCGTGAAGGTGCCAGAGCAGCCCGACGGGGCGCCCGTGTAGGTCTTGCGCGCCACGTCAGACGCTCGGGGTGTAGAAGAACACGAGCCCAGCAGGGATGCGGGCAGCCTTGCCCGCCTTCACGTACACCGGGGTCGAGAGGGACTTCCACGTCAGCACGTTGCCCGAGCCGTCCACGACCGCGACAGCGTTGATCGCCGGCCAGTCGGCCGTCGCCACACCGGACACCGCCTGCGCGAGACTCGACACCTTCACCGGGCTGCCGCCCGCGGCACCCGTCCAGCCGGTCGCCCGCGGGATGGCGATGCGGGAGTACCCGTTGCCCGACAGCTCGACCGACGCGATCGAGTAGGAACCGGTCACGGTGTCCAGCGTCGGGGTGCCGAGCAGCAGCGCGAACCGCACATCCGATCCGAACGACAGCGCGTCAGCAGCAGAGCCGACACACGCCACCAGCACCTTGCCTGCCGCCGTACGCGACAGCACCGAGTCGGCCGGCGTACCGGTCGATCCACCCTGATCGGTGGGAAGCATCCTGTGTCTCCTTTCTGAACGCACGGAAGCCCGCGCCCGGAGTAGGGGCGCGGGCCTCCGCATGGGTCGAGCTAGGGGGTCAGGCTTACGCCTGGTTGTGGATGCTCGAGGTGGACTCGATGCGCCACAGCGACTCGGGCCGGAAGCGGTTCCAGCCGAGGATGCCGTACCAGCCCATCGCGGTCTTGCGACGGAGCGGGTCCACGATCACGCCGTCGAGGACGACGTGCGGCTCCTCCGCCACAGCCTCCGCGAGAGCCTCCTGGCCCACGACGTACGAGTTGAACACGCGGGTCTGCGTGCCACCCGCACCGGAACCCGACTGCGCGTTGCCGCACCGCGGGGTCTCGATGAAGATGCCGCCCTCCCACTTGCCGATCTCGCCGGCGAGCAGCTCCTCGGAGCGCTCGTACTCCTGCGGGACGCGCCACGACGCGGCGCCCGTCTCGGTGCGGAGGTCGAGGCTGACCTCGGGGTGGATGTAGCAGGCGTACGCGTCACCACGGGTGGGGACGACGTTCGCGGCGCGGAGCTTGGTGATGGCGTACCGGAAGTCACGGGACTTCACCACGTCGGTGCCGGTGATCGTGGTGATCGCGGCCGAGGTGGACAGCGAACCCGCGGACTCGCGCACGACCTGCGAGCCACCCGCGAGCACGGCCTCGATCACCTTGTCGAGGCTGTCCACCATGTTGAACGCCAGGATGTTGGCGATGTTGCCGTTCAGCGAGCCGTCGAGGCTGAACTCCTGAAGGCGCTTGGTGACCACGGCGTAGTTGCCGCGCTCCTGAAGCGTCACGGAGATCGGCGTCGGGTTGGCGATCGCCACCGCGTCGGGCTCGGTGACCTCGTTCAGCGGCGTGGTGGCCGCGGCGAGGTCGGAGTAGATGTGGAACGCCACGCTGTCGCCCGGGTTGGTCTGAGCGGCGGGGCGGGTGTCCGCGATGGCGCGGAACTGCGGGACCGAACGGAGCGCGAGGCGCATCTTCCGGTCGTAGGCGGTCTTGACGAGGTTGGTCAGTACCGCAGTCGAGTTGTATGCGTCGGCCATGACTGGCTGTCCCTCTCAGGGTTCTACCCAACCGGCTGTGTGCCGGGTTGGGTTCGGGTCACATGATGAGCTGACGGGCCTCGGCCATGATCTGCTCGATCTCCTCGGACGACTGCGCCTTGTTCAGGCGAGCCTCGAGATCGGAAGCCTTGGACGGGGCCACACCGCGACCGGCCAGCGCATCTGCGCGCTGCCTTGCCTCGGTGGAGGGGTCGGGGTCCGAGCCGGCGTCGCCGTTGTCCGAGCCGCTCCCGAGGGTGATGCCGAGATCCTCGGCGTTGTCCTCGAGCCACTTCTCGATGTCCGCCTCGTCCGTGATGTCGGACGGGATGAACTTGGCGATGCCCTTGCGGACACCCTTGCTCGTAAGGACGGACTCGACCGAACGCTCCCGGGACACCTTGGCGAAGCCGGCGATCTTCTCGTCGCGCTCCTCGATGTCCTTCTTCGCTGCCCGGAGCTGCCTACGCAGATCCTTCACCAGCGACGAGTCACCCTCGCCGTCGTTCAGCAGGTCGTCGTCCCACTCGCTCTTGCCCATGAGGGCCACTCTCCGTTCACAGCATCACGGACCACGCAGCCCCCACGGAGGGCAGAGGTGCGGCTTCCGCTACCGACTTTCAGACTCGACTCGAGCGTCGGCACTCTCGAGTGCGGGCAGACTCCCCAGGGATCGAACCTGGCAAGACCGGGTTTGGAATCCAGTCCGCGCACCAGCGCGGGGTCCGTAGCAAGCTCAACGGGTCACGTCGGCTCAAGGCATCGGTGGGGCGTGCCGTGGCTTGCCGATCCCTACTAGAAGTGCGCTTGACAAGGAACCGAACGCGGGTACTGGCAGTCTGCGGAGTGCCCCCGCCCGGGCGCCGAGTAGCGCCCGTCCCCGGGACAGCCCGGGGTCGTACAGGGCACCGGCTCGTACGGCATCAGAACGAGCCCGACGTGGACGTGCCGAGCGCCGCCGTGCCACCCGACCGGCCACCGAACCGGGACCGCTCACGACCCGACATCTGCCGGAGCTTCGACTCCATCCCGGAGTCGAGCCCGAGCTTCGCCTCCACCACGTCGTTCAGCCCGACCTTGGTGTTGTCGATCGACGCCAGCTTCGCCAGCGTGCTGCGGTCTACCGCCGTGTCGTCGTACGCCTGACGGGCCTGACCCTGCGTCACACCCTTGTCCACGAGGGACTCGGCGAACTTGCCCGACGTGGCGATGCCGTTGCGGATCGCCTCGGCGCCGATCTTCGCCGCCTCCGCCGCCTTCTCGAGCAGCGGCATGGCACGGTTCGAGTCGAGGTAGTAGGCCGCGAGGTGGCCCTTGTCCACGCCGTAGAAGTCCTTGAACGCCTTCAGCGTCTCAGGATCCTTCGTGTTCACGAGATCCATCGCCGTCTTAGCGCGCTGCGCCACCTCAGCCACCGACACGTCCCCGGCGATGAACTTCGCCAGGTCGTTCGGCTGGTCGTAGAACCCCTTCGGCAGACCCGCGGCGCGCATCGACTGCCGGTAGCTGTTCTCCGTCGCCAGGTACTCGCCCTCGCCGAGGGGCGGCTTGCCCGCCTTGATGCGGGCCTCGTTGCCGGCGAACCGCTGCTTGTAGACATCGGACTGCCGGATCTTCTGCGCGGCCTCGATCTCGTTGTGCGAGGAGGCGATCGCCTCGAGCGCCGCCTTGCCCACGTCGGGGATGCCGTACGCAGCGAACTGCTCGCGCACCCAATCGTAGACAGAGCCGCCCGCCTTGGCGGCGACCATCGGGTCCGACGGAGCCTTCGCCTTCGTCACGCCCTGGTAGGTCGCGCCCGCGGCCTGCACCTGCGTCGGCCCACCGAGGTTGCCCCACGGGTTGGTCGAGTACGCCTGCGGCGCGCTCGCGCGCTCGTCCTTGCGGTAGTCGTAGTACCCGGCGTCGTGCCCGGACTCAGTCGCCTTCATCGTCTGCCCCTCAGCCCTGAAGCCCGAACATGCCCATGATCTTGTACGCCTGCTGGCCTACCTCGTCCCACGCGTTCTGCGTGTTCTGCCAGCGCGAGTCCTTCTTCAGCTCCTGCTCGAACTGCCACATCGGCACCGTGGCCGGTGCGCCCTTGTCGTCCACGGCCTGAAGCGCACGGGCGACCGTCTTGTCCTGAAGGTCGATCGAGCCCTCGGGGATCTCGAGCACCTTCGCCATCGTGGCGACGTACGGCGCCGCCAGATCCTTCACGTCCTGGCCGGCGCGGATCGAGTCCGCGAAGCCCGGGTAGGACGGGGCCACGTACTTGTCCCGCAGGTTGCCCGTGAGCTCGTCCCACGAGACACCGCCCTCGGCGATGGCCTTCGCGTTCTTGCCCACGAAGTCCTCGGTCAGGTTGATGCCGTTGTTCTTGGCGAACTCGCGCAGCTTCGTGACCGCCTGGTCGAACGTGCCGGACGCGGCCTGCTGGCCGCTGGCTGCCGGGTCGTACGCCCCGCCCTGCTTCTCGCCGAGCGTGACCCGCGGGGCGATCGCGTCCTGCCACGACTTGCCGTTGAGGTTCGCCATCCCCATCGCGCCGTTGAGCGCCTGGATGTCCTCCGGGGACACGTCACCGTTGAGGACGGGGCGGGACTTGCCGTAGAAGCCGGCGTACCACAGAGCCTGCTTCCACTGGATGCGCTCCTGCTCGCCCTTGTCCTGCCACTCCGTGTATTCGGAGCCCTGCTGGTAGTACGTCGCCTTGCCCTGCGCCACGCCACCCTCGGTCGTGGTGAGCCACGGCGTGTAGCCCTGCGGCGCCTTCTCGAGCCCGATCGCACCACCCGCGACGCCCGCGGTCGGCATGGTGGCGGCACGGGATGCCGCCTCCTGCTGTGCCTTGTTGCCCGTGACGGTGGCCGGGTTGACGCCCGGCCCCGACTGGTTCCCCCCGAGGATCGCCAGCGCCTCCGGGGTGTTGGCCCACTCGGCGAGCGGCATCGCCTGCTGCCGGCTGAAGTTGCCCCGGCCCTCGTAGTGAGGGGATTCGGCCTTGGCCTTGTACGCCTCGTACGCGTCCGTGAGCCGAGCAGTCTGCTCCGGCGTCAGGTTCGCCATCAGTCCTTCACCTCTCCACGGAACACCTGAGTCCACATGACCGAGAACTCCGGGTATTGCGCCACGAGCTCGTTGCCCTGCTCGCGCAGCCACGCACGCAGCGGCAGGTCACCCTTGCCGCCCAGCGCCCCACCACCGGACTGCGCGATCGCCTGGTCACGCAGCGCCATGTAGACGGCGGCAGCGTGTCCCGCTTCTGTATTAGCCAGCGACGGCTCCCCGAGCGCATCGCGGACCTCCCGCACGGCCACGTCCCGCGAGTTGTTCACGGTCGCAGCCTGCGGCGCCTCCTTGTAGGCAGCCTTCAGCGTCGCGGTCTGCGCGTCGTACTGATCCTGCGTGATCTCCTTCGTCACGAGCTTGCGGTCCAGCGCGCCCTGCTGCGCGTTGTAGAGCAGCCCGTTCGAGTAGTCGATCGCCTGGTCAGGCGTGAGCGCAGGGTTGGTGCCCCGCTTCCGAGCCCAGCGGTCCATGTAGGCCGAGTACCCGCCAGCCGGCAGGAACAGCGACAGCACCGCGCCGTGCTGATCCGCGACCTCCGGGTTCGCCTTCACGAACTGGTACGCCCCATCGGACGGCGTGTAGCCGAACTC